TTTTAGACGGAGAAGAACTATAGTCTTTATACCATTTTAATCCTAAGTTAGCACCAGAGCCACCTTCTATAACCATAAATAATCTTTTTAACAAAGACGCACCTACAGACTCTCCTAGATTTACCCAAGTAGTTTCAAAGCTACCTGTATAAGAAGCATAACTATATGTAGTGCCATTAGCTGCTAAGTCTGAATCATAATATCCTTCATAAGTAGCAATACTTCCGTCTTTCTGTCCTACTAGCATACCATAAGTATCTGTGTAGGCTATGCTTGCAGGTTCTCTATCTAAATCAAATGTCCAAGTAGTTATTCTAGGAGCTTGATTAGGAGTTAAATGTTTAAAGTCAAAGACATAAGTAATGTTACTAGCAGTAAAAGTCATTACATATATTCCTTCGTTCTCTATATAAGCTGACTTAACTTCTGTACTTTGACCTATGTTTCTAATTAATGTGTCTTTAACATTTACTGATAAATCAGTTAGCGGTACTTTATCTTTTTCAGATGTACGAGCTAGTGACCTAAGACCAGTAGAAGATAAGAATACTAAATCATCTCCAATGTGTTGTACTGAATCTCTAGCTACACAGCCTACTCCTCGTATAACTTCATTAAGTTTCATACTACCTACAACATCAGGACTTTCATAGATAGCTATGTTGTTCTTACCAAATACAGCAAGTTGTCCGTAAAACGGAGCAATAGCTATTATGTCATCTCTACCCCAAACTTTCTTTAAATCAAAAGAACCACCACCACTACTAGTAGTATAGTCATCAGAGTCTAACAGAGCAGAATAATGCAATACATCTTTTTCTTCTGCTACACCACCAACCCACATACGACCATAGAATCCTACACCACAACTAGGTTTAAATTCACCTGACGATACAGTAGCAGGTCTAGTAGCATTATCAAAAGCTGCCCATTTAGAACCTGAACCTTGTGAACCGTCGTATCTCTGCGGTACTGTGTCTTCGTGTAAACAAGTAAGTCTACCATTAAAGTTTATAAACTGCCAATTACCATTTGTACCCGTAACTGTGTGTTTTGTGTCCGCACTTCCTGTAGGAAACGCAGCATCAGGTGTTGTAAAATCTACAGTGTATATACTTGTACCGTGACTAGCAAATATTTTTTTAACTTGACCGTCTTGATGTTCTATAATACTTTTAATAGCAACTCCATTAGGAGCTGCAACATTAGGTGCTATTTTTTGTTTAAATCCTTTGCGTAGAGATATACGACCTGATTCTCTAATCACAACATTTTCTGCCTTAGTTAAATAAGATGGGTCTAATGACGCAGGATTAGCTTGTGTGTTTAATCCGTTAAGACCTATGTTAGTTAAGGACTGGTACTGTAATTGCTTAGCCATTATTGGTAATTAGTAGTTACAAACCATTCGTTTTCATATTGAGTGTTTCCACTGTCTAACATCACTGCTTGTGCTAAAGAGCTTGCTGCTTCTTGTGCAGCTATAGATGATTGTGTTCCACCATCTTCACCACGTTCTGCTACAGCACGAGCATAAGCACCTAAGATTACAGGCTTAGACGGTATCTTAATACTTGTAGTAGACGAGGTTAATTCGTCTTGATACTTAACTATATCAAAAGATATTGTCTGAGCTTCTGTAGGTATAGGAGATAAATCTACTTTAAGATTATTAGAACTATCTGCCCCGTTAAAAGCATAGTAACTAGGTTCTCCTGTAGGGTCAGTAGGATACTTAATACTGTTTATGTAATGTTGTGTCACCGGTGACAAACTATTACCAGTAGAATTGTTAGTTACATCTAACACTTTAAACTCTTGACCAGAAGATAAGTTATAATTTTTTGTAGCTGCTACAGTAGAAACATTAACTGTCTCTCTTAGAACTAACCAATCGTGGTAAGACTCTATACTTCTCTTAGCATCGTTAATTAAAGAGCCTATAACTTTCTGATAATCGTTTACTGTAGAACTATCATTAATAGCTCCAGACCAATCAGAAGCTACTGTGTCTTCTCTTAGTCTTATTAATACTTGATTTATTAGTTCTCTGTATGTCATCTATTTTCCTTTTGCTAGTTGAGCTCCAAAGTAAAACTCTATAATCATTGTTGCCCATCCAAAGATTTCATCCATCTTTAAAACTGAGCCTGCCTGTATTTCTATGTACTCTACTATGTCTGGTGTAAACTGTATTCCAAAGAAACTAAACCCTTCTATAGTATTAGGTATTACTGTTGGCACATTAAAGAACACAGGTGCTACCTGAGTAAATATAATTAATGCTAGTATGACAAATATAATGACTCGTCTGTTAAGTGCAGCCATTGGACTCTCTTTGTCTGCTTTATCCCTAGCTTGGTTTATAGAATCATTGCGTGCCTGCAAGTTCTGTATCATTAGTTTTTGGTTTTCTGCTGCTGCTTGGCTCTTAAGTGCAAACAACTTAGCTACAAAACCTAGTGCTATTGGTGCTACATTAGTCAAGAATGCTATCATATTGCTAACCTCATTGCCTCTAGAATTCCTACTTGTCCTATGATATACCAAGCAAACGCACCAAAGACACCCCATTTAATCTGAAGTAAAGAAGTGTTAATCTTTTGTATACATAAGTTAGTATCGTCAATCTTGCTAAACAGTTTACCTATTTGAGAAGTATGTTTGTCTAGCTGTAATTGCATACGATTAAGTTTGTCGTCCATAATTATTTACCCACATTTTTCATAGCTACTCTGTGTGACTCAGTAAAACTTAATCCTTTTCTCATAAGCCTTTTCATCTCTTCCATATGTTTCTTGCTGTGATGTTTTTTATGCTTATCTAGAGTAGCTAATTGTCTTTTAGTAAGTGCCATTATTTTTTCTTCTTCTTGCCTTTAGGTTTTTTATAAGGTGTTTTACCATATCCCATAATATCTCCTTAGTTTGCTAGTGGATTGTCTAATGCTCGTTGTAATTTATTACCAAGCCTTTCTTCTAACTCTTTAATCTTCCTATCTGTGTCAGAATAAAGAGCATCTCTTCTGGCATCAAATCTCTCGCCAGCTATGTCAATAGTCTCATCTATTTCATCTTGTGAACTATTAACTTTATCTTCTAATCTTTCCATCAAGGCTTCTTGTCTAGTTAAGTCATCCTTTAAATCATTCTTTATAGACCTAGTGTAGTCTCTAGCTTGCTCAACTGAATCACTCACACTTACTAAAGTCTCTTCTATAACTGCTATGTTTTTTTCTATGGTAGATAAATCAGGTGATTCAAATGCAGCAATCTTAGCTTCCATATCTAAGTATCTCTGATATATTTCAAAACCACCCCACAGAGCTCCAAGGATTGTCCCTAAGAGAGGTATTATTAGTAGAGCCTTACTACCCCCTACCTTGACTCCTGCGTACTCTATTTCTGCCATTGTAAATCCATCAGTTTATTATGTAGTATTTCGTTAGCCAATCCGTTTCTTAATCCTCTTTGATTGTCTGGTATGTCCTTGTCTAAATATATACCTTTGTCTTTATAAAATACACCATCAATAAGTAGTTGTGTGTTATAACTATTAAAGCCAGCATTAAAGTTTAAAAGTGCAAGTATAAGACTTTGTAGTTTTTGTTGTTCTTCTAGTGATGCAGCCTCACCCATTTCTACTGCAAGATTCTTTAGCTTGTTACCTATAATCTCACGCATCTTTTCTTTCTTACTAGCTTTCTTAGCTGCTTTCTTTAATACTGGTTGCTCTACAACTTCTACTACCGCTTCTTGTTCTGGCTCTTCTTCTGTTTGTTCTTCTTGTACGGTGTCTTCTTCTGGCTCTGGCTCATCAAGTTCCTCTTCTATTGGTTCTTCTAAAGGTTCTTCTTCTAACTCTGGCTCTAAGAATTCTTCTAACTCTGCTTCTATTTCCTCTATTAATTCTTCTTGTGCTATCTCTTCAAACAAGTCTTCCATTTCTGGTATAGCTTCTTCTATTGTAGTAGCAATTAAAGTGTAGTCATCCAACGGTTCTATTTCTATTACTTGAAAAACCTCTGGCTCTTCCAAGACGAATATTGATTCAATACTTTCCTCATCATCTTCCCAAACTTCTGGTATATCTTCCTCAACATATTCTTCTATGTAAGCATCGTCCCAGCCATCACATCCGTAATCATACAAAGGGTCCAATGCACATTGTTGATTATACACATTGTCAGCATAGACTTGAGGATAGTATAAACAACTGATATGACTGTCTGGTATTACACTGCATACACTTTCTCCGTTTGCTATTTCTACTGGGTCATCTTCTTGACTGTTCCAAAAGATTGCTCCGTTAGTAGGGTGGTTATAGAACCATTGTTCATACTCACCTAAACTTAAATCTCCAACTACTGCTACTGTTACTGCGTGGTTATTTATTTGTACCTGCTCATAGTTTACATCTATGTTACCCATCGGGTATATTGTTAGGTCAAATGTGTTACTTGTGTTTCTGTCGTAATACTCTGATAAGTTTTCCCACATATACTTTTGGAAAGTCTCATCACCTTGTGTATAAAATTTACCTATACCTGTGTCTATTAAATCTGTGTTCCAAGGCATTATAGTGTAATTAAATCTTACACCTGTAAATGAACTTAGGTCCTGTCCGTGACAACACAACCCATCATATACAATGCCAGTACCGGGTACATCAAGAGGGTCAAGAAACCCCACAACACCGTTACTAAACATAAAGCTAGTGACATAACTATTTCCATAAAAAGGAAAAGTAAAGTCAAGAGGTACTTCCACCCAGCCATCATCTGCAATCTGATGCTCAATTATCTCCGGGTCAGACCACGAGGATAGCGAGCAAGATAACACCAAGAATGCCACTAACCAACTTTTCAAGAAATACTCCTCTGTTCATATTAGAAGATTGTTGTTTCTCTGGAATCTTCTTAGGGTTCAGTCTCCATTCTGCTGTAGCTTCTTGTCCTATTAGTCCCTCACCTGTAGTGGGCGAGTTTATCGGGCAGGGGGTCCCGGCAAATTTCATTGCGTCATACACCGACCTCGTTTGACACATTAAAGCAACTGCTGCTACCTTCATACCCATATCATAGAGTACCTTTGCATTCTTAAGCCTCATACAGTTCTCATCTGTGTAAGCCTGTCCTGTGCTGATACCTAGTATCTGTGTCTGTACTGCTCCACTAACTCCTACCATACATAAGTCACTATTACTTGCGTTAATGCTCGGACTAATTGCACTAGGTGGGTTTGTCCTTATT